CCCCGTCGGTATCCCTGATTACGTGCTCGATCAGGTCAATGGTGTCAGCCGGAAGGGTGTAGGTGTCGGTCCCCGCGACACAAGCTATGGTCTTCTCTTCAACGGTCCAAAGGTTCAGTCCCCGGTTACCCCATTCATCCATGACGAAAGTCAGGGCACGGCGTGCCCGACGAATGTCGTAGCCGCCGGAAAACGACTGGCCCGCCATCTCGAAGGCTTCCTCGAAGATGTCCGGCAATGTGAGGTCTTGAACCGCCATTATAGGTTGACACTCCCGATCTTTGGCCCGGCAATCGCCGGGTCACACACCCCAGAACTCGATGATGAACTTCCCCGCAGTGTAGGTGCCATCGGTGCCGGTTGCATCGCCCTGAACCAGATAGAGGTATTCATTGGCGGCGGGGAACGTGGCAATGTTGATGTCATCGCCAGCCGCCCAGTCAGTGCCGTCGCCCTGAGAGTTAAGCAGTAAGGTTTCTGTCAGGGCGGAGATCAGCGTATCCTCGACCCCGGTTGCCTCTGCCGCCGAATAGAGAGAGATGTTGGGGTCGCCGCCTGCCGGTAGCTCTATGCACCTCATATTGCCCATGAAGATGGTTCCGTTCAGGGCGGCGGTGATTTGACCAAGGTGGGCCACACCCGTGCCGTCTACACCGATGATGTCGAGGTCGGTGTTCTTGGAGTTGAGCCCGGTCAGGTCCACGATGATGGTTGTCTTGAACATGGTACCAATGCGCTCGACACCGGACCCAAAGAGCGTCCCGGAACCAGCTGTGATGCCGACACCGGCTGCGCTCGTGTTGCCGTCCTGAGACAGCGCCCCGGCGAAAGCCACATCTCCACTGGCATCCACCGTGAATGGAATGCCGGATACTCCCGATCCCGAAACACCCATGGTTACGTCCCCGTCTGAATGACACTGAGAACAGTGCTGCCGCTCGTGTGTGCGGTGAGGTCCAGCCTGACGGCAATAACCGGATTGGTGTAGTTGCCGTCAAGGTCGGCTGTCTGCCCCACCATCGTATCGTGATTGTGAGCGATAGCAGTGCTCTCGACGAAGTCACTGGCCTGCACGTTGTCGAAGGTGTGCTGGAGGGTCCATGTCAACGTCGCCGCCGCCGACACGTCAACTCCCAGCCCGACGTTGAAATCACCCGACCGATGATCCAGCTCGAACCACTGGCTCTCGCAGGTCCCATCCACCCCAGCCGCCACACCGGTTGCGGCGGCAAAGCCTGCAATGTGAGTGACCGTGGCGAAGTTCATAACCCCGGTTACCGTTGTGTTGTTCGGCCCGACCAACGTCTCGGTCTGGGCGTCACCCTGCCGGTCGGTCCCCGTGATAGTGAAGTTGCCACCACTTTCGTCCGAGGTCGCGGTGATGGTCACATGCTGAGGGGTGGCAAACGTGGCGATGCCGTTGATCCCGACCTCGACGTTGCCAGTGACAGCCGCCGACGAGGTGATGGAGGTAATGACGTAGAAGGCGCTCGTACTGAACACCTTCTGGCTTGCGTCAGAACCGGCCACCGTTTCGAGAACATTGTCTCCGGCCTTGTTCAGGCCGACCACGGCATAGGTGATCCCGGTGTTGTCGGAGGCACTGGTGAAGATCAGACGTTCGTCCCTGTCCCTGACCGCCCCCGGATTGGGGTTTGCCCCATTCAGAAGCAGGGCAGCGGCAGCTCCCGTGGTCTGCGCCACACAGACGGCGTTGACATCATATCCGGCAGTCAGCGCACCATCCAGAATCATGTCCAGATGGCTGGCGATCAGTGTTGCCGACCCATTGGAAATGCCGTCTTCATCAACGGCGTCCGGGGTGAGGGTGATCCTCTTTGGTTTGGACATATCAGCCCTCCTTAGGTGGGATCACTGCCCCAAAGCTCGATGACCAGACGGCCAGCGGTATATACGGCATCACCAGTGCCCACTCCAGCCAGATAAAGATATTCGTTAGCGGCAGGCACAGCAGTAAACAGATCAACCACACCACCAAGGGTGTGAGTTCCCGCGTTGACCAGCGCGGTCTCTGTCAAACCCGTAATCAACGCATCATTAGTGCCGGTCGCCTCGGTAGCAGAATATAAATCGATATCCGCACCCCCGGTCAAAGGAGCTTCAAGACAGGACATCCGACCAGCAAATATAAGGCCATTCACGGCGGTGGTGATCTGCCCCAGATGGCAGTTTGCCGCAGCGGCAACACCAATGATGTCCAGCGTGGTGCCGCCATCACTGAGCCCGGTCAGATCGATGAAAATCCGGGTGTAGTAATGGGATTCGACCGGGGACACCGTTGCGACCACAATACCCTCGTAAAGAGTGCCTGTGCCGGTAGTGATGCCAGTACCCGCCGTCATCTGTGTGACGGTGATTGTCCGGTCAGTGGTGATCGCACCAGTGGTGGTGTTTTTGGAGATATTGTCGAAGCCGCTCTCGGACCGGACCGGACCGGAGAATGTTGAAGTTCCCATGATATCCTCGCTCACATGCGCTTAACCCATCCGTCTCATGTGCGTCAGCCGGGTCTGCCGAACGGGTTGGTTGCTCCCGGGCCTGCAACCATAGTGGCACAGCCTGCCGCGAATATCTAGAAATGAAAAATAGCTCAAGCTGCTCGTTCGGCGTAATATGAGACGATGACCACAAGGCAAATATCACTCGCATGCGCCATGATCGTGATGCTCGGCCTCTTGTCGAGCTGCAATCGCGGCGACTGGGATATGGACCCGAGGCTCGCCAATTTGGCTGAGTGGGCATACGAGTGCGCGATGGACGCCACAGGGCTGGACCCCGACGAACTGCCCGTGCCCCCCGTCCTCGGCGTAGACGAGCCTTGGGGGGATGGCGCTTGGGGTAGCTATAACTGGCCGAGCCGCCGCATCCGGGTCCAGATCACCCGTCCCGAAGCACACGTCGCCAATATTCTGTTGCACGAGATGGGCCACGACGCCGACTTTCGCCTGAACGGCGGGAGCGGTGGGGAAGCCTACGCCAACGACATCAACAATCAGTGTCGGGAGCGAAACCGCCCGGACATCTACCCCGCTCCACCCATCGACTGGTGACAAAAAAGGGGCGACCCGGAGGCCGCCCAGTCTCATGAGGGAGCAGCTTGGCCAGTGTGGCCAAGGTGAGCCTGCACCGTATCACATCAGTGAGCTGTCGTCACCGCCGCAATGCCTGTGTCGGTCGAGCGTGACTCCTGATATCTTTCGGCTGCACCCAGCGCCCGGTCTTGGTAAGGTAGCCACCCCTGATCAGCCCGTTGATCGTTCCGCCCCACGCATTGGAATGGTGGGCAAATATTCCGCGCGCCTCACAGGCCCGACGAATATCTTCGCCGGTCATCTCGGTCCCACGCTGCAGTGAGAGGACATAATCGTAAACCCTACCTCTGAAATCATCCTTCGTCACCCGCGCAATCCCGGTATCCCGGGCCACGCGCGCCAAAGGCAGGTCGTATTGTCGCCCCGCCGTCATACCTTGTTCTCGTCCAGTTTGTGGTCACCGCACCAGTCCTGTTCAAAAACCGCCGGGAACCCCTTGAGGGTCGGTCCATGAAGGCGGCAGCGACCAAGCTGCGGAACCAGCGCACCATCAGGCACCGGCTCGCCCTCCGACTTTATCACGGCGTATCCCCCCACCTTGAACTTCGGGTGGTCAGCCACCTTCACCACGAAAAACATGCAACTACTGCAAAGCATGTTCTCACCGCGATGTTTCCATGGGTCATCTGTCATTCCGTACTTCACCCTTCCTATTTGGTGTGTTTTTGAGCCGCTAGTACGAGCTTGAATATCTCGGCAGTTTTTTTAGCCGTCAGCGGCTTACCAGAGATGGTGAGTCTCTCAATCTCCGCGATGTCCTGACCGCAGTGGAAGAGCGCGGCCCTCAAACGCTCGTTGACGGACTCCATCGCAGTGATGGCGTGCAGCAACGTGTGAAACGACGGGGAATCTGTATCCACCGGGACTGGTATTTTTGCGATTTGAATGTTCACGTCGAGTTCTCCGGTTGAATGCTGACCACGGAAGGGGGATGTCTCCCGTGGCCAGCTGGCGCATTGCAAGCCATCACGAATATAGCTGGTGTTTCACATGAAACAACAGGTAACATTGGTAGTGTGAGAGAGGAGGAGAAAAAACGGCAGGGCTCAACTTGAGCCCTCAGGGGAGGCCCAAGAAGAGACGACATGATCGGTTGAAGCAAGATGGACAATGCGCTTGTAGGCGATACTTTACCTGTTTCGAAAAGCAACAGGGATTAGAGTAAAAAACAACAGGGCCCAGCTACATAGCGGATATCGTGAAGACAAAAAAACAGGCCCGCTGCGGACGGGCCTGTCTCTATTTTCGTAGTCATCACAGGCGGTTAAGCGCCGGGACTTCCCCACATACCCAGCGGGTCTGAACACCCAAAAGAGTAGCGCTCCCGGCATTTGTAACGGACATTCCCGGTGTCAAAATCGCCGTCCATCCCCTTCTGCATCTTCACCCTCGAAAAGTGTTTCATGCCATCTGGGATGTCCGTACAGAGAAACCAGGCATCTGTATCCGTTAGGTAATTGTTAATCGCATACCCCCCGGGGACGACGCCGTTGGTCTTGATCGCGTTCAGATCGTTGTCGGCGGTGCCCACCCGAAGTTCGGACTTCAGGATGCGTGTCGCCACAAACTGCAGATCGCGCGGGATGATCATCTTCTTGACCTTGCACGAGATCAGGAGACCACGCTCGTCCACCCACCCACCGATCTGGATGATGGCATTTTCGAGCGAAGTTTCGTTGAGGTCAGCTGCCGTGGCTGGCTCGTTGGCGTTGTTACCGCCCCCAACCAGAGGATGAGCTGTGCTGAACAACGACACGCCGTCACCGGCAAAGCCAGCTCCGGCGGTGGCTGTGAAGCCGTTGTTGAGCCAAGCAGCCGATTTGACCTGCTTGGTGTAGGCGGCTGCACGAGCCAGGGCCTTCACATACCGGGCGGAGACAGACTGATAGAGATTGTCTTCCATTGCCTCCTCGGTGATGCTGAATCCCATCGCTATTGTCTCATGTGTATACCGCGCGGTGAACGCTTCCTGCCCAGTGTCGTACTGGAGTGCCTGACCTTCAGGCTTGACCGGCGCTGCGGCGAAGCCGGAGAGCTTCACCTCCTCCTCGAAGCTGCGATCCGAGTTCTCGGTCACATAGATTTCGAGGTGCTCATTTTCATACCCCTTGTATTCGTCGCCGAACAGGCCGTTGAGGCCGGGGAGCAGCTCCTTGAGCTGTTGGGCTCTACTGATAGCCATGGTTCGCCCTCCTCAGGTGCCAAGAGCTGAATAGTACTGGTGGTGGCTTGAGGAGGCGATGATGGTGTCCCCCTGGTTCCACTTGACCAGCATGAGCGGGAAGTCCGAGCCGATCTCGTCTCGATCCCAGAAATCGATGATCCGCAGCGGGAGCGTGTTCGTGGTGGCAACGGAACTCGCCTGAAGCTCGTTCGCACTTCTGCCGGTCACGGTCGATCCCGTACCGTTGATCATCGAGGCGTTCAGGCCGATGGCGGTTGCCGCCACTGTAGCGTCTGCCTGAATTTTGAACAACGCCCACGGGTCGTCACAGACATAAGCGTAGGCGTCCGTCGCAACGGTCGACGCTGGCCAGTAGTTACTCTGGATGAACCCCATGGTAGCGTCCGTGTAGGACACCCCCATGAAGATGCCGACGGGGATGGCGGTGGTGGTCACCGATATCCTCTCGATTGTACCGCCACTCACCAAGGCGACGACGTCGCCCTTGAAGATGTTGGTGGCATAAGCTGAAGCAATCGGCAACTGCCTGAACGCGCCCGCATACACGCGCCCGCCAACGATGCCAACCGGCTCCATGCCAAAAGCTCCATCTCTAGCGCCCATGGATTTGGCTCCTCTTTACGATCCGCTGCCGAACTGTTCCCGTGTCTGACGCTCTGGCGTGAGGATTTTCATGCCTGCGTTATTCACGGGATCGTTCCCACGGAACAGGTGTTCATCAACGGCGCTGATCTGATTTGCAGCGATCTTCGCAAAGTGCGCGGTTCGCTGGGCCACCATCTCGTTGGACATCCGGCAAAGGATGAGCCCGCCATACTCGATATTTCCGGTGCTCTCGTTGGCAATCTGTGCAAATTCCGGATAGTCATCCGCAGGGCACGGCTGCCAACCCTCGCGGAACCTCATGGAGACGTTCCGGGCATCTTTCGCGCCCAGTATCTCCGTTCTGATCCAGCGATGGGTGACCCCTTCACGAGGCTCGGGATCGAGAAGTGACTTGGGGTTGACCCACTGTTGCGGGCGCTCGTGCGCGGCACGAGTTTCCTGCGCTCTCGTTTTCCTTGCAGTCATCAGGTTTCCTCTTCAAGCGCCCTCATTTCCTCAGCATACCGCTGAGGAGTGAGACCCATTTTTTCTGCGAGAGCGACCTGTGAGGCAGTTAGCCGTATCTTTCCGCGCGGTTTATTCCCTCCACCTCTTGAGGCCGGTGCAACCACGGTACCCGGTTTGCTGCGAG